CCATTAGACCAGTCAAATTCTAGTCTAAAGTCTTCAACTCTTTGTTTTGGTTTAAATACTTTTACCACTCGTGAACCGTCACCCGCATGAGTAATACTTCCTACCGCCAAATTGCTACCACCTCTATCATATCGTAATACGAGGTCAACCCTAGCACCAGTAGCTGTAGGTTCATAATGGACAATAATTTCATCAACAATGGAAGGCGCGACATTAAACATTGGTGTCTTCCAAAAACAATTAACATCATAATTACTAGTTTTTGTTAATTGATAATTTGTAGTAGCATTACTTGCAAACATCAATGAATTAAATGGAGTTCCAACTGCTCCTGGATTAGTAAACCCAGCAACATATTGACTCATGGTAGAGCCTAGACTCTCGTCTTCTGCTCCCCATCTATAAATAGTGTTACCGCTAGCCCAACAAATAAAGCCACTATCTTCTGCGGTCTGACCAAAATTAGGAAGTCCACCTGTATAGTTTCTTATTAGTTGTACTCTATTGCCATTAACCACTCCGAATGAGTATGCCTGAGCGTTACTCTTCTCATACCAAACAAATACTGTTCCGTCTTTTATATAAAGAGCTCCAAGAGTTCCTTTAACACGAGGGTTAGGCTGGTCGTCGTAAAACTCACTAACCTCATCCCAATAAAAGACACCTCCAACATTACTATTAGAACCGCCAAGGTTTGGGCTATTAAGAGCCACCACAACACGGCCATTGTCATAGTCTATGTCTACAATCTGAGCGTCTTCATCAAAAAGAAGCGCCTGGGCATCTAGGACATCAGTTGCTGGGTTATATAAACCAACATACCTTCCATTTCCAAAGTAAATAATCCCGCTAGGAGCTACTACGGATGGATGCGGAGCGTCTTCTATTGTGCTTGCACCAGACGCAGGAACTGTTGATCCCCAGTCATCATCAAATGTATCAGTAGCCAATGTCAGTCTACCAATGTCTCCAGCGTCACCCGAGTGGTTATAAAAGTAGTATAAGTAGTCCCCTGCCCTAGCAGTGCTCTCTCCATCCTCTGCGGTTACAACAGCCTTGTTTATCGTATGAGGATAATTGCCATCACTTGTAACAGTGGTAGGAGTTATCTTGTAAAGTTCAGCACCTCCAATACCCCAGGTTATGCCATCTTCTGTGGGAGTATTTAGTATGTGCTTTATAAGAGTTGTTACTTCACCCGCTTGAGTTCCATTAGTAAGAGCTGTCATAGCAGGACCTTGTGTCATCCCAATAGGATTGCTTGTGTCCATGTTTTGCATCTTACCAGCAGAGTTTTTATTACCAACAACAGGATAGTCATCTAAAAAGTAGGCAGGTGCAAAACCAGCAAACGGTGCGTCTATGATTATGTTCCATTTTCTTTCTGCCATATTTAGTTCATGTTTCGTTTTTTAGGTTTAACCTGTGCGACCTCGTCAGCTGTTCTTGTAGAGTAAAATGTAAGCATTTGCTGTTTCATTAGTTGACACTTCTGAAATGCAATCATTGCTTTCTCTGGTTGATCTTTAGCGTTAAGCCATTCTACTGCAGCCAGATATGCTAATACCTCATGATAAGCAGCGTTGAATACTGGAGTGCTCGTAGCACCAATTCCTACTACCAAATCTGTGACCAGGGTTGTGGTCCATAACAACAGTCCATTTGTAACAGCAGTAGTAGGTATAGGATCAATGTAAATATTGCCATCACGAATCCAAGCGATTGGTTGCGATTTACTACCTTTGATTGCTCTATTATCACTCGTATTAGAAATAGCATTGTCGTCAATAGAATTAAGCTTAACAATGTCAAGTTTGACATAGTTGTTTGAGTCACCTGTATAATTAATTTCAGCTCTGTCCACTGTCATAATGTCAGTAGCAAAAGCATAACTATTTGTTCCAGATACCAAGTTAATAGCTCCTGAGCCTGTAGCATCCTCTGTGTTCTCTCGCCATTCATTCATTATGTTTGAAAGAATAGTCGTTTGAACGTCACGATACTTGTTGTTTATTATAGCTAAGATATCAGTATCGCTGAACGCATTTACATTCTCTTGAGAATCTGTAAGGAATCTAGTTAGCCCAAGAAGCGTACTTGGGGTAGTTGAACTCGATGCACCAATAAACATATTATTTATCGCTTAAATATTCTTTAACTGCATTAATTAATATTCCGCCAATTGCTACCACAAGTGCTGTATAAGCCCCAAAATTGACGCTAGGGAGTAGTTCAGCTATATATACTAACAATGCACCACCTATAGCTATCCCAGCTCCTTTTAGGATTTTAATGCCATTTGTTTTGTTTAACTTCATCTTTTTTGATTCCATACTTTATAATTTATAATTATTTCTATCACTCCACTCACTTTTTTTGCCATTGTTCCATCTAACAACTGGTGACAAATAACCAACTACACTTATTCACCTAGAGTATACCTCGCATTTCTGCCTAATACACTCTAGATTGTTTTCTCCTTTATTCATATTTTAATATGTTTATTTATCTTCTTCTTTTTTTTTGGTTTTATCGTTTCTCGTAGATTCTGCACAGAGAGTATAATTCTTTTATTACTTTCCATTCGCTCTTTAATAGCTTGTATAATGCACATATCATACAGCCTCCTTTTTTGTGTTTATCTTCGGCGATTCATCCCATTCTTCCTTTGTGAGAGCTTTTGTTTTTAACAGTGAAAACTCTTCCCCATCAATTATCTTCTTCTTACTTCTCATTATTGTCGTTGCTTGTATTTCAGATAGATCGCCTACCATGATCTTTCCGTCTAGTGTCATCCCAAACTCACCACTATCTTGTGCGTCTTGAACTAACATATTGTCTTCAAATTTTGGAGTTGGCATATAATCTTCTATATTATATCGCAACCTGTGACCAAAGTAGAAGTCCCAGGATAGCTTCTTAATGTTATTACTATAGTGATCGTAAATCAGCCAGTATTCGTATTTCTTATATCCATACAGCATCACTGCATGATTCGTTGTTTTCTCTGTTCTTGGGTAAATTCCATTCACTGGTTTCTCCCAAGCGTAAACTGTAACTTGTAGTGGGGAATAGGTTAATGCTTCTATCATTGATTTCGCATCTCTCTCTACTACCCACTCCCAATTAAGTTTGAAATGAGCAAGCGAGTCTTGTCCAGCCTGTAAGACTTCTAATGGTAAATCTTTCATGTACTCCACCCAAGTCTTTGCTTCAAATGGCCAGAACTCTTCACCGACCAATCCGAATGTTCTTATCGTCTCTGCAACAGTTGAAAGATAGTTACCTTGCAATGTTGTCCCAGACGCTTTAGCTATAAACCTATCGGAGAAATTCTCCTCTATGTCATACCTCCTTTTGTATAATGTCTCTAAACAATTTAATGCTGAGAAGCTTACACAACTCATCGTGTCAAAGTCCTTTCGTTGTGGCTCATACACTGGTAGATATTCATTCCAGTTGCCGTCCTCTTCCAAAACTTCAGGGATAATACCCGTAAAACTACCAAATCTCCAATCCTTAGGATTTGCCTGTACCTCCTGTAATAAACCAAAGTTTTTCATATATAATGGTTACTTGTAAAATACAGGGATATAGATTGTCTAAAACCCTGTTGAAGGAGATGTAGGGTCTCCACTAATTTGTATCAACTGGCGGTTCATACAACTTGTGCATGTCCCAACATAGTAGGGAACACCTTGCTCGTTATGAACCACTGGTACAAGAGGGTAGACAAAGAACTTACGATCTCTCTTACATAGTCTGCAAATATATGCAACATCCTTCATTTCATACCTCCTTGTTGTATTATAAATTGTTAATTACCTATCCTAAGTGGTTTATGAGTGCCGCTATTGCTAATGGAACTAACATTACTTGAGTTATAACTAAAGCACCTAAAACCTTATTTTTCCAACACTCAAGACTACTGAGCCTATCCTTGTTATTGGATATCCCATGATTAGACTTATCTTGTCTTTCGTGGATACCACTAAACCCTTCCTGAACATTTTTAGTGAGGGCTTTTAACATGATACCAAGCTCTCTGTTTGTGTACTCATTCATATTATTGTCTGCTCATATTATTATTGTTAATTCCAGCCCTCTGTGGATTCGTATATTAAAGTTAAACTTTCACCATCACTTAGAGTTGAACTAGCGTTCACCCCTATCAAAAGCTCGGCCCCATTAGGTGTTAGAGTTAAATTATTAGTCGAAGTACCACAGTTAATTATCTTATAAGTCTGTCCGTCTACACCTGCTGGTAGAGTTACCGTAAAACCTCCTCCGTCAGTATCACAGAAAACTGCATAATCCGACCCTAGAACCACATAGGTGTTTGTAACTCTCGTTGTAGGCAACCTCATACCTCCAGTTAATACAGTTGTACCGTTAATAAGCAACTCATTAAATGGATTTATTACTACGTCTCCGCTTGTCGTGTTCGCAAGGACTACGTCGGTTGAATCGAAAGTGATACCAGTGTCTTCAGTTGAAAGCGGCATGTATCTCTGTGCTAAAGTATTTGATACTGAAACAGCTCTACTGTTACTAATATAGTCAGTCTCGAAATCAAATGCGTATAACGCTGTAGCCGTAGCCGTAGCTGAATTGACGAAATGAGCTCCCCTATATGTACCAAATGATCCAACTCCTAGATTATCATGCTTGAATCTCGCACCTGTTCCTGTCGTCATATTACCCGCAGTACCGAATACTCCTATTGTATGATTAAACTCGGCTCCAAGTCCTTCAGTGATTGTTCCTGAACCAATACTTGTACTGTTGAAATATAGCCCCGCTACACCAGCCACCGTCCCAGACCCTGTGAATACAGCCTCAAAGATACCACCTGTTAATGAGTCGCCAGAATGTGTCAGGTCGTCGTTACCAGAATAAGAAATTGATGAAACAAATCCCCTATGTGATTGAGCGTTGTTTGCTGTAGTTGTTACTGTAGTTTGGAAATCAAATGCGTTCGTTGCAGCAACAACGTCAGTTAATGTAGCGTTAGCGTCAATCTTTCCCACTACAAAATCTCCATCATTATCAATGCTAGCTACAATAGTATCATCATCTTGTCGCCATTCAGTTAGCTTTTCAGTTTGAGTAGAATGACCCTGAATCATTAAAGCAGTATCATTAGTTAAAGATTCAACATGTAATAAAGCACTAGTTACCTCATTCACATCACCGATCTTTACCAGACCACTGGATTCTACTTTTATTCTTTGAGTAGCATTAGTTAGAATTGCAAAGTCATGGTTAGATTGTGTTCCAAACGTAGCAAACGCAGCTTGTGCCTGGAATAATAATTCTGCACCACCATCAAACTCAATACTAAATGTGGTGTTAGTACCACTGTCAGACCACACATCTAGCTCCCAATCATTTCTTGGAGCAATGTTTATCCCGACACTCCCTGAAATATGGATATTGTCATTCACAAATTCCAACTGTGGTGGTGTCCGCCATGAATTTGATCGGAAGTTACTCATTTCTTTTAGGGTTAGGGTTTTTAGATTTCAGCTTGAGCTTATCATAGCCGTCTTTGTCTTTAAATTTCTTCTTGATCCGATTATCATACCACCGTTTCAGATCTTTCTTTGGACCACGTGCGTAGACTGTTACTTCTTTAGTCGCCCCGTCCACTTCGTGCCGTAAGCTCATCCGTGGAGTATCAGCCTCAACGAAGAATATCCTTATGTCGTTATTCGCTATTTTATCTTTTATAATCATATTTTGTATTCACCACCATAAAGAGTAAAAGTAAGTGCGTTATTAGTGTCTGTTCTAACGGCTATATTTCCGCTGTCGTCGTCCATACCAATGTGAAGGGGGAGTATGTCCGTTGCGTTCGCTGAGAGCGTTACGTCGTAAAATAAGGCCGTAGTCTCGTCATACGTAGTACCGTTGTCGTCGTGGAACACTCTATAATCTGCTGATGCTGCTGTTTGGTTGCAAACCACTAAAGTCTTAACGTCCGTGTTCACCCCTGACGCTGGACTATAGATACTTGTAGCTGTTGTATTAGCTGGTCGTAGTTGTCCTAATTGTTTAATTGTAAATCCTGTAGCCATAGTTAATAGTTATCAGTTAAAGTATGCTATTTTTTGGGTCAAAATTACACTAGTATCGAAACCTTTTTGAACCAATTCTAGGTCTCCTTGTGCAATCAAAGATGTTGAATCCGCACCAGATGATCCTACAGTAGCCTTAATTGCATTATTAACATTCGTCAATACAAATGTGTGTGTACTGTCATCTGTATAATCAGTTATTCCAATTGTACTAGACCCTTGGTTAAACACGTAATCAAAATCATTTAATGTGAACGTGCTACCACCAATTAAAGAAGTTGTATTTAAACCTTTACCAAGTATCATAAATGAACTTTCACTTACGGGTACAGCATGATTACCGTCTGCAATTATATCTCCACCCCCAATAAAAATATCTGAGCCTGAGATAAAAAATGTAGCTGGGGATGTTGTTGATAAATGTGTAATATTTAAGTCATATCCGATAGAGACTACTCCTCTGGAAAATGATTGAATATTCATGAATCTAACAACATTTGTTGCAATAATATCATCACTAACAGTAGCCGTTGAATGGGTCCCTGCAACTACAAACCAACCAACACCAAAGGTTGTTTCTCCATCAAATGTTGTGTTGTAAACACCATTATCAAAAAACTCAACGGTACTTGTTTCTGAGATACTTGCACCTCTACCAGCTTCAGTAAAAGCACACCCACCAATATCAGCATTTGTTCCTGATTGCTCAACACCCACCAAATATCTATGAAAGGTTATCCCCTCTATTACCAAAAGTGCTGCATTGTTTTCATGAGTAAATGCAGTATTTGTTTCAACTAAATCTAAACGACCATCTACTACTACGTTTGCTGGTGTTGTTCTGTCACCTAAAACAAGAATTTCACCAACAGCATATATAGGAACAATAACGTTAGGTCTAGTATAGGTTCCAGCCGCTACATTGACTACCGTTTGCGTATTGCTGGCTTGATACCCTGCTATATTTACACCCTTTTGGATTGTTTTAAATGCTGTACCACTTGTTCTGCCATCGTTACTATCTGATCCTGTTGCTCCATTGACATATAAGTTTCTAGTTGTTTGTGAAGCAGTAAATACTGGAGCCCCATTCTCAGTGATTTCGCCACCCACTACTAAATTGTGCGGTATGTTTACGATTGGTGCGTTTAGAACACCCCAAGCACTACCTTCCTCATAGCCCATAGTATGTTAATTATTTGAAGACTTAATATTGTTGCGAGAAGAAACATTACTCTCCTCATGAACTTGTTGTTTGGTCCGCCTGGTAAATGATATTTCATATTATGCGTCAAAGTAAGTTAGATTCTTTCCTCCACTTGCACATATTGCTCTAACAACACCTTTGAAGGGCTGTTCTCCATCTATCTCCAAAGAACCACCATAAGGGAATAGCGGTATCCCTTTATTGAGTACCGCATCAGCCCCTAAGGATATATAGATTGTTTCATCAGAATCATTTACTAATAAGGCATATTTTCTTCCAGTTTTTGTGCCTAAAACAAGAGTAGAGTCTCCTCCAACCGTAATACTACCGTTTGTTCCTTCTGAAAATCCATGATCCATATTTATGCGTATTTACTGTATGAGTTATTTTCTCCTGGGTTTGATCTTCCGACCTGTACGCTAACCTTAGCGTCACCACCGGTTCTGATGAGTTTTAGTTTTGTTAATGGAACACCTCTAAAGCTATAAATGTTAGTTACTTTTAGTAACAATCCATTGGCACCTGTTGGTGTATTGCCATCAAACAATACTCTTATATCATCATCCTCAACAATTAAATCTACTGCGTTTAAATCTCCTGGGAGATCGTTGGCTGTACTTGCTGCTGTGTCTAGCAGGTCATACAAACTTGTTGCAGCTGCTGTAACCGTAATAAGGCTTGCAGCTGCATTTGCTAATTTGTGTACATACATATTAGTTAGAACAGTTATTTGCTGGTTTTTTTAACAACCTTCTTAAGCTTCTTAGATTCTTCTTTAACAACTTCTTTAACAACTTCTTTAACAGCTTCTACTACCACAGGAGCATCTAACTCTCTGTAGGTAGAAACTTTACCGTCTACTTTCACTAATGAATCTTTATTCATATTTATTCTTATTTATTAAGCCCCCCCTAATAAAAGGGGGGACATTGAGAAGCAATTAAGCAACTGCGGCTGCTCCACCTAATCCAAGTACATACCAACCACCTGTGCTGGAATATACTAGATCGCATGAATCACCTAAGTTGTTTAAAGTGATAGTTGAACCTCCTGCAAGAGTTGCAGGAGTGATAACTGCTGTGTCTCCACCTGCTCCTTCGGCAACGTATACAACGCAAAGTCTTTGACCCGCCGTACCGTTAGCTAGAGTAAGTGCGTCACCTGTACCAGTAGTGGTCACTTCGTGAACACCACCAGTAATAGCTACTGCACCTGCTCCTGAAGTAGTTGTCCTCTCTCCATAGACAATACCGCCATCTAAGACCACGTTGCTTGCGCCCCCTGGACTTAAGTTAATATCACCTGATCCGTCTGTATCTATTGTAAAACTATCGCCACTGTTGAAAGCTGAGAGCTTAACTTCTGTAGATTCTCTAAGAATAGACATCCATTCAGAGTGTGAACCTGAACCGTCTTGTCCGCCAATTAGCAAACCACCCAATTCTGCACCACCTGTTGGATCTGCAATGATACCTTCTATTGTTACATATTCAGTAACATTGCCACCGTCATCTTTTCCTTCGAAGCCGATAAGACCTATAGAATCCATTGCAGCTGGTGAAGCTGAGTTTTGGTAAAGGATTAGTTCTGCTCCCTCCGATCCGTCATCTGTATGGATGATTGTAACTTCGCCTGAGCCATTAGAGAGGTCTGCAACTAGAGGGATAGCTGAAGACACTGTTACTTCACCCAGATTATCCATAGTGGTATGCCCACTCATAGTAACTGCTGCGGCTACGGCTGATACGTTACCAACTAACAAATCACCATCAGCTAATGCAATTTCGCCAGCCACAATAGAATCCAACGCTTCAAATGTACATGAAGTTGTTAAACCTGTATTTCTATACAACCCCTCTGTCGCAGCTCCCGCATCAGTCTTCCTGAATGTACCAGCTTTTGAAAAGCCAGCCAATGAACTTGGAACCGTTGTTCCACTTGACAGTAAAATGTGCCCGTCACCATCTACCATCTCTATCTTTACCTCTGTGGTTCCGATAGTAACTAGTTGACCAGCAGCACCTAAATAGTTAGCTGTTATTGGTCTATTAAATATTTTTCCTCTTGGTTGTGCCATAAATTTTATTATGTATAGAGACTAATAAGTTCTTACCCAAAGGTCTATACATGAATTATTACTTAAACGAGAGGTGGCCATAAGACCACCCCTCTATATTTTTACACAGCAGGTTCTACATTAACCTCAACAAGAGCATCAGCACCATCACTGAATGTCTTTAGACCATATAGGTCATAAGCGATTAAGTATACACCTAATTTTAGTTCTGCGTCCTGAATCTTTAGACTAGGAGCAGCTTGTACTACCATGTCAATAGCGCCTTTTCGGCCGAACATGCAGTATACAGTTTCTGCGGACCAAGGATCTGCGGTCTCTGAAGCTTCTACAGCAACTTCACCACCACCAGGCATAACAATACCTAATGTAGTTGTTCCGTCAGTAGCTTCCAATCCTTCTAATAAAGCTTGGCTATCAGCTGATAAAGCAATACCTGTAGCTGTAGTTGTTGTAGGGTCATCCAATAAAGTTACAATGTTATCAATTGTAACAGCAGTTGATCCACCAATGTCAATTTGACCAGCAGTTGCAGGAGCAGCTTTAAACTCTAAAGTAACACCGTTGATTTCAATTGTATCACCGTCTGTTGGGTTATTTGCTGGAGTCCAAGTAGCTGAGAATCGTAGGTTATTTGAAACATAAATCTCAAATCCGAATCTTCGTCCTACTAGTCCGTTAGCACCAACTTCGTCTCCGAAATCTGTGTCTTTACCTGCTAGATAAAGTTGGATTTGTTCCAACATACCTGGAGTAATAACAGCATATCGCATGTCTTGCTTTATATTCAACTGGTTCAATTTTCGTGAAGCAGCAGTAAATAAAGAATTAACATTTGAAGTTGAAACTACTACTGAGTTTCCTGCAGTACCACCAATGTCACCGTCATCTATATCAGATGTAGCATTAGTAACTTCTGCCAAGAAAGCAGCATCCATTTGTCTAGAGAGATCTTCTTGCATGTCTCTTGCGAAACTTGCTTGTGTTGTATAACTATTCTGGATAGCATCAATGTCATCCAAGTAAATAGGTACAGCCTTGATCTGGTCAACATCTAAATATTCATCAGTTGCTGATACATCTTGTGCTGTTAGTGCAGTTGCTTTAGTATAATTAACTGCGTATAAGTTTGAACGATAAGGTTTGTGTGCTTTGTCCCCATCGGTTAGCTTTGCTCTTAATTCGGTGTTAGCCAGTGCCATTGCTACTGTCATTTTTTCTCTGACAAGTTGCATTTCATCTGACCAAACCTCCTTATTTAGAGCTGTTAAGGAATTAGCCATAAAGTTTGGTTTAATACTTCAGGCCATAAGAGAATAAATTATCTCTTCATAAACTTCATTCCACCACTATCTGAATTTGCTTCAAGGTACGCTCGGAACTCTGTCTTCTTTTCAGAAGTTAAGTTACGATACGCCTCACCAGATTCATCAGCGGCAATTCTTTCAAAGCTCAAGTTGCCTGTACCAGTTCTATCAGTAGAATTAGTAATAGCATCTTCAACTCTGTTCTCACGAGATTCTTCATTCACCATAGACTGAAAGTATGGTGATTTAATTATTTCTTGTGGTGTTTTATTTTCAACTGTTGCGTACTTTATAGCCATGTTGACTTGACCCATGGTTAGTTCAGGGTTGTCAACCTTTACCTCTAAAGCAGCTAGTCTATCAATTTCCACCTTGGCCTCGCTAGATTTAGATTCCTTCTTAGGTTCTTCCTTAGGCTTTAAGGCCTCTAGATCACCTTGAAGCTTTCTTGAAGCTTCCTCTTGTTCTTTGAACTTGTCCCTCCAGTATTGCTTTTGGGCAATAGCTGTCTGGAACTTCTTTGAAGTATCATCGTCTAGCATGTCCAACTCTTCACTTGATAGAGTTAGGTCTTCATTGTTTTCATTAGATGTTTGCTCATCTACGCTTGTTTCATTAGGAACTGCGCTGTCCTTGATGTCTTCTATCATATAGTTTTTGAGGGTTTGTTCCCTATTTAATTTATTGTGGGTTTTTTCCCATTATTTAAAGGATCGTCTCTCGCCTTCCTTTCGGTTGGCTACTGAACGCTCTATTACACCTACTACTTCACTTATGATCTTTACCGCCTTCTCTCTACTCAACGCTTCCAATGCAACCTCCCCAGCTATCCTTGATCCATACTCTTTTGAGATCAACTTATCTGTTACCTCCTTGAACAGTTCTTTTACTAGATCAAAGTAATCGCTCTCTGCTAATCTTTCTAGCTTTGATGTATCCATACTATTCTGTTGCTATATTAGCGTCAGGTGGCCCTGTAGGAGCTCCTATGGCTCCCTGTGGTCCTGACGGTGCTTGTTGTGGTTGTAGTTGCTGTACAACCTGTGCCTGTTGTTTCTGGATATCTATCTCACTTAATCCTGATAGGTTCAATAACTCTTGCAATACTGGACTATTAACCAACTGTGGACTAGCTCCAAGTAGTTGCAGGATAGTAGTAAGCGTTGTTATTCGTTCAGCCTTATCCAGACTCTCATCTGTTACTACCACCTTAAGTTCTACATCCTTATAAAAGTCTTTAGAGATGTTGATAGCCATTCCATTAGTAGATACTGCTCGTTGTACTAGCATGTCCTCTATCTGTTGTGCTTCTTCTGCTGTTGGGAACTTACCTGTATCCATCACAATGTTCTTTACTGCATCCCATGCTTGCTTCTTACCAACCTCTCTTGCTAGGTATTCATACTCAGCCTTATCAGTAATTTGAAGTATATGCTCTTGACTAGTCTTCTTCATCAGTTCAGGTAAGATCCAGTCTTGTACAAGCTCTTCTAGGAATAGACCATAGTTCTGTCTAATGAAGTCAAACAACTTGTTTGCGTTTCTGTTAAGCATCAACCCAAGTCTGAATGGTGTACCAGCAGGCATTGTCTCACCTGTGGTAGCTTCAAAACTGTTTGCTAACTCATTTGCTAAACTATCCACTTGTTGTGCTACTGCACTATTAACATTCATTGATCGTACTTCTGTAGGTATTCTATTAATAGCTCCTTCTACCTGTATAACATCTCCACTCATTAGATCAGTTAATACATTCTTTGCGAAGCTCTTGTCATTAGTAGCTAGTAAGATAAGGTTAGCTAGTTCCATTGCCTTGATCTCATAGTTGACTTGTGTATTCTTTAACTCCTGCATTTCAAACATATCCTCTACAATACCGTATCCGAGCCATCTACCTACCTCCTTGTCATAATGTACTTCTTTATATAACTTCGTTCTATACTCTTTTGTTGTTAGTTTCTCGCTAAATAGTTTTAATCCGTCACCTGCAGTCTTCTGTTGACCTGTACCTTCAGGCATTACTACAACCCACATCTGTGGCACTATATCTGTATCATCATAGTCGTCTGTTAGGAAGGTCTCTTCCATCTCAGCAGTAAGTTCCACCACTCGTATAAACTTAGCATTGCCCATTTGTGGTTCGTACTTATCTTTACTCGTGACATAGTTTTCTTTTCTATATGTACTAAAATTCTCAATAGCGTTCTCAATGTTCTCTTTATCCCAGCCTTTCTTCTCTCTTAACTCACTAGGAGTGTAATAATGTTCTTCTAACCGCCAACTGTTCTTTAAGCTACTAGCAGTCATATCATTCTTAAAGTTCCGTAAGTCTACCATCTCAAAGATCTCGTCTCCACCTACACGCTTGACCGCAACTGTACCATATTTAGGTAGTGTTGCTGTGATCTCATTAAGCTTCTTTCCAAGCTTGGTGTCTCTCATATAGATCTCAAGCTCTCTACGAAGTAACCACACCTTTGAATAGTCTTCAGGCTTCATGGCCATTAGTTCTATGTTCTTTGTATCTATGTCAATGTTCTTCTGTGCATTCTTCACCCTCGGTTTAGTAAAGTTATAAAAAAACTTACGACCAAACTCGTCTATATTACCTGTATCAAACTTACCAGCGTAATAACGATTGATCTTCTTAATTGTGTCTAATTGACTAAATTCGTATCCGTCAACAATAGTCACGGAGTTGTTATCAAAGTCCTCCTCAAAATCGTTAATGATACTGTAAATGCTTTTTGGCATAT